TGCCAACTTTACATTTTACCGGAAAATTGCCTTGTTCTAACGTTTGTTTAATTTGAGGTAACAACTCTTTTGCTTCAGTTACTGGTACATCGAACAATACTGAATCATATGTATAAAGTATCATAACCGTTTCACATTCTTTTAATATGTTTTGCACCTGTTGCAACTTTTGTACTGATACTTCTGTTTCAACAGCTTGCAAATAGTAATTAAACAATTTATTTGCTGTCATATTTTTTACCATATCCTTGGTAATAGGTCGTTTCAATACGGGAGTTTCAATACGCCCTTTTGCTTTCCATTTTGCCCAAAGATCATATACAAATGCATTTACCTTTTGAAAGAATGGAATTGATAAAAATTCCGAATCAATGCCTCCATATAACAATCGAAATGTTATTTGTTTGCTTTCATCTCGTTGTTCATCAGTTAATTCATCGGTGCCAAAATAAAATCTACCTAAATAATCATGTATAGATGACACAGGTAAATCATATCCAATTAACCGTGCAATCAATCTAACATGGTATGAATCGAAATCCATTTCAACTAACGCTCCATTTTCGAACCTACTACAAAATGCTGCTCTTGTTCCATCTTCTTTATTCATTGCAGCAAAGTTGAATCCACGATATGCATTACTAGGACGACCTGTCATTGTATGATAATTATACTGCGAATACACTCGACCATCTTTAATCAATTCAGGCATTCTAAATTCATCTGTTACTTGCAATCCTATCATTTCAATAGTTGCAAATACTTGCGGATACAATGCATTGAATTTTAAATATGATTGTGACATTTCCGCATTCATACACATTGGCCAAGCATAGTGACGAATCTTTTGACACATTGCTAAATGTTGTTGTATTGGAACAATTGCATTAACTGTTTCTAATGAAGAATGTCGTCTCCAATAAAATTGATGTGCTGGCATAAAATAATGCCCCTCATCATAAGATTCTCCATATGTATACCACCACAATGTTTTAACATCCCATACAGCACCATTACCTCCTATTTGAAGCCATTGCTTCTTGTCATGAACAAAGATATTCTCCAACTGCATAAAAGCACTTACAAGTTCAGGAAACCCTTGTACTTGTTCAGTATGACGAATTGGTACTATGCGTTCCACATCATCTTCTGTATAAACATATAATGCAACTAATGGATTGCAAGATACGTGCACTGCGGGACTGGCCAGTATAGGTACAATCAATGTTTTGCGATTTTCTATGCATCGCAATAACCCATGTACTTCTTCGACACTATCCACTATCATTATGGATATAATATGAAAAATTTATCAGAAATCCAACCCGTTAATGTCTGCAGGTTTAATATAAATTGAATCTGTATAATATTGTAATGGATCATTCAATACCAATTCAATTCCTGGTAATGTATTTTTTGCTTGTTGTGTTTGCTTGATGTTTTCTTGTTTAGCATCTTGTTCATCGCCGGCTATTGTCCAAAATAGTTCCACTGCATTGTACATGTTGCTGTCAATTCGTTTTTGTTGCCAACGTTTGAATGTAGCTGAATCAATTTCGTAGATACGAGATTCATTTATTTTTTTAATAAAATATCGTGTTATGTATCCAATTTGTATGTCTGCTAAATTGATTTTAACTTGATATGGTACAAAATTTTCAAATTTAGTTTGAACTGTGTTTAATTTTTTATAGATATATGCAGCTGAATCAATTTTTTCATATGCTACTAATTTCGCAGAAAGATCTGGATTCCATTGTGGTTCAGTATATGTTTCGCCTGTTGTATATTGATGATACATTCCAATATATTCAGTACCAGTTTCAGTCATCCACTCCGAACCAGTAGTGAACAAGTTATCAACTATTTCATCAATTAAGTAGTATGCCTTTTGTCTCATATCAATCTATCGCCGGTCTCATTATGCATCGTATTGTTGTTGTCCATATTCCATCCGTCCCAACGGTATGTGTTATACCAACAATGGTAAATACTGCATTTCGTTTATATCTACTAGGTAATGCTTCAAATGTTAAAACATCGCCATATCTAAATCCATTAATACCATCAATAGTAAATTCAACATCAAACGGAATAACTGGCGCTGTTAGTTGATTTGCTTCTTGTATAGTTGGTTTAGGGTATTGAACATATTTTTGTACTGCATCATGCAATGTTATTTGATCAACTGTATTGGATGGCATCTTACCGAAATGTTCTAAAGCTTCTTTATATTGCTTTAAAAACTTTTTGTGTGTATCGCGATATGTTTTGGTAATTTTATCAAGATCTTCTTGTGTGATGCCATTGCTTATAACTTCATGCGGTCCTGTTCTAGTAATAGTATTCGCAGTATACATGTATGCAACATATGGTGCAATATCTGATTCAGCAATTTCACCTGGATCTTGATTAACTACATATGCTAAACTAGATGCATCAGACGGTAATTTTGCGGAAAATTTAAAATCTCGGACAACTGTTCCGAATTCATTGTTTGCAAACATAGGAACTGAATATGCTAATACTGGCTCATCTTTAAATTTAATTTTATTTGCATCATAAAATAACAAGAATTTTGGATCTTGTGGATGTGTTATCAATTTTAAATCGATTGCATGGCCTGTTGCAACATAAATTTCTGTACTAATTGCAGCTAAAAAAGAGGATACTGTAAATGAACCATCATCCTCTAAACGCTTCGCAATTTCTTGTATGACTTCCATGTTAATCATTATTGCAGTTGGTTTTAAAACAGCTTCTTCAGCAGCATCAGTACCTATCCATTCCGGAAGGATTGCATCTCCTTTTGCTAATGCATCACCGAACCATTTCAATTCTCCATATTCAGCATTTGGAGTATAAATTCTATAAGGATCAGCTGAAACTAAATCTTCATAATAATTACTAACACATAAATAATTTGCTGCTGTGCATATAATTTTAGCATCTGGTGCTACTTTTGTAACTTTTGTTATAAGTATTCGATTCATAAAATCAATTAACCAACTCAAAGTTATATATCTAGCAAAATCTGCGCCTGGGAATGGAGAACCCCATATTGCATATGCATCGGTTTGTTTTATCTCACTTATGCCGTTATATTCCGCAGTGTATCCTAGTTTTTCATCCTGAAGTCTCGCTACTCGGCCTTCTGTAAAATCAATTTGATTTTGAATTTCTTCATCTAATTTTGCATAAAAACTTTCAAATCCTGTACTAGTTATAGTTGGGTTTTGATTTATTGGCAGAGCATTTAATGCAGTTTTTTGTGCAAATGGATTAGTTACACCTGGTTTAGATAATGTAGTTTTATTTTTAAATTGATTGACATCGACACCGGCTAATTTTAATTTAAATTTATTTGAAGTTTGTGTAACATCTGTAGTATCACTATTAATGATCAATGAAATGTCTGTATATATATTACTAGTTCCAGTTAAACTAATAGTAGCAGTTACACTCATATCCGTTTGATAATCAAATGTAAATGATGTAATGATTCCGTCAAATGTAACTGAATTCATTTTACCATATTTACTTTGCAATTCGTTGATATCAGAAATATTTGGATACAATTCATAAATTTTCAAAATCGATGGCAATGTTTTTTCAGTAAGTTTGCCGTCAGTGTCAGTATTACTTACAATTGCTGATTTAGGATGCTCTACAATAACAGTGCATGCACGTCCCGGACGAAAATAAACAGATTCAATAAAATTTAAATCTCGTTCTGGATTTGGTATTACAATGTTAATAGTTGCTGAATTTAATAATCCATTACTATTATCACCAATTGATATGTCACATGATGTTATAAATGGAGGTGTCCTTCTAGATGAATTTACTCTAGGGTCAGCTACTCCTTGTTGAATCTTACCATCAACAATTTCATCTGTTCGTACATCATATTGGCGATCTGTTAAAAAACCATTAGGTCCAGACGGCAAATATTCACCGTTTCTGACAATCATACCACCTAGTTTTGCAGTATCTATTGTTTGTGTACGGTCATTGTCAGTATATGGTGTTAATGAAACATTTGCAATTTTTTCTAACATGAAATTTAAATCGCGGGTAGTTCGATTGACACGGCCTGTTAAGCCGCGGTAGTTTAACTCTGTTTGTAAATTTTTGTCTACCTCTGAATAAAAAATATCACTCATTATCTGTTTCTATTTAAATTTGTAACAAAATCAGCTACATTGTTTTTACTAGGTATACGCAATGTTGTATTTGCTGGCACAATATATGAACCTTTACCTAAACCATTTGCCGCGGCAATGACCCACCACAATGTAACATCTTCATAAAATGTATATGCAAGTTTGTCTAATCGATCTGGCGATGTTGTTGTAATATTAATATCAGCATCTGATGTTGGGAGCACCGGGAAAATAGTTACAGCTTTTTTTCGTTTGCCGTTACTATCTTTTTCTGTAGGGGTTGAATTATATCTTGCCATGATTAGTTTTCTATATTATCTTGTATAACATCTGGATTAGGAATTGCATCACTTAACCAGTTATCATTTCCTGGTATTGGTTGTGATACTAGATCAAACTGTTTAGCCAATGTATAGAATCTTCCTCCGTTTTGTGGCAATTGATCCATGATTGGTGTTAAACCTAATGATACTGATACTTTATGTGGTAATTGCATCATTGTTGGATCATCTTCTAAATTAATTTCCCAAGTAGTATCACTATCATGCAATGTATAAGTCAAACTAGTAATAAATGCAGCTTGTTGTTTCCATAAATCTCCAATTGTAAATCGTAACCACGGTGCTTTCAATGCAATAGATTCTTTATCATATTCAGGTGCTGTGTAGCCGGCTAATGCATTTAATTTTCGCCATATGGGTTTGAGTTCATCCCGATCTGTTGCATACACAACAAAATCCAATTGTATGTCTCGAGTTACTTGAGTGTAATGATAATTTGGATCTGCTCTACCAATCATTTGTTGTGGAGTCCAAGATGGTGAAAATGTATCACTTAAACTATTCATAATCGCGCGGAATACAATGATATCATCTTCAATATTAGTTGTTGCATTTGATGCTTGTAATTTTGGACCTGTAAAATAAAATTCAATTAAATCTTGTGTTATTCCTAATTTATCTAGGTTAGCGCCGACAAATGATCGTTTAGGTTTCCAACGATATGCATCTTGCAATGTACGTTTTCCAAAATCAATAACATTAACTCGGTCTCCGCGGAATGCTGTTGCTAAAGCTATAGGATTTGTAGTTGGTACCCAACCGCCTATAGTTTTAACTTTTGTTCGGGTATTTATTTCAATTTTTGTTGGATCCCATTGTGTTGCAACATGGCTTTGTGCTGTAAAATCATTGCGGAATGCATATGGATTTCCATGGTCTCCCCATCCGTAACCTGTCTTTCCAACACCATCTAAATTAAACACGCTATATGGTCCGATTGGTGATGCTGAAAGAGCTGCTAATGTTATAGCTTTTTTACTACCACGTAATGCTGCACTCGTTCCGTCTATGCGAACTTCCAATGGAGATCTAAATCCTTTTGTTGATCTAAAATCCGGATATTGTACGCCTGGTAATGGTCGCATAAAACTAACATCGGCTACTGCATATTTTGAATATATTGAATAGTTATCACTCGAATCTAATAAACTATTACCGATTTGAGTAACTTGCGGTATTCCTGATAATGATCCTAATATATTAGTACCAACACCAGATATTTGTTGAGCAACATTTCCTAGTTGTATGTTTGTAGTTGTGGCAATTGCAGATTTCCATGTAGCTGCACCAGGGTATAGTGTTTCAGTTCGTTTCGTATCTATGTTTGATACAAATCCTGATATGTTAATATTAATTGCCATTAAATTCCTCTCCTACCATTCATTTTAGTTGCTGCAAATAATGTATCAGTTTTAACTACTGCTTCTACTTTTACATGTTGCAATGCCATAGCAATTGCTGTAGCCATTTTATTATAATCAATGCTAGAGCCTCCGCCGCCTGATATTGCACGTGCTAATTTTTTATTACCATCAACATTTGTACCAGCAATCATTGTTGAATCATTAACTTGCATGAATTTATCTGATGGATGAAATTTAATAAGTCCATCATTCATTACTAATGCATCATTATTTGAAGATACAGCTGTGGCTGTATGTCCACCGGTTCTTAAATTGAAATTAACCATATCAGTTAATGCATCTGTTGCTGCTCTAATTTTATCTCCAAATAACGGTATTGCGCCTACTAAATTTGACATTGGTTTATTCAATTTACTAAATGTTTCACCGAATACTGCCATTTTGCCAAATGCTGGTGCTAATTCATTGAATTGATCAATTAATGGACCTGCTTTACCCATTCCAGCCATTGTTTCAGATCGAACTGTTCCTACACCTATTCCTCGAGCTTCAATTGCTTGAATTGTTTGATCTTGTTTAGTCAACATGCTCTGTTGGAATATTTCAGTTGTTGTACGAGTATCAGACGCGGCTATTAGTTTATCAATCTCTTGTTGTTTTTCCTTAGAGCCTTCAAACTTCTTTCGCAATTTTTCAATTTCAGGTGCCATTTGTTCTGCAGATAAATTCATTAAATTTTCAGCACCTAATTGGGTCATTAATTTTTGTTTTTGAATACTTCTTGCTAATGTTGCTTCATCAGTACCCATTAATTCTGCAGCTTTTTTACGTGCATACAAATTCTTTTCAAGCATCGGACCTTGATCTTTAATGAATTGATTCATTAAATCTGCTTGTTTGTTTGCATCGCCTTGAATAGTTGCCATGCGGTATGCATTAGTTAAACTTTTACCATCTTGTGTTAATAAACGTTTTCCTGATAAAAGTTGATATTCTAATTCTGATCCGATTGATGATTCAATATTTAATAAATTTGTTCCTGCAGCATTTAGTTTCTCAATACTCATTCCTAAAGCTCTAGACTTTAAGACAGCTAATTCCAATGATCCTGGAATTCTACTATATTGCACTTGCATATCTGCTGTTAAATTACCAATATCTTCTGTTAATGATTTTTGTATTGATAATTGATCAATGCCCGTTGCAGCAGAAAATGATTCTGCTAATTTATTTTGAATAGCTAATGCTTCTATACCTGAATCTGCAACACTAGTAGCATAATATTCATAACCTTCTGCTGCTTGCTCTGTAATTTTTAAATTTTCGAGCATGTATTTTTGACCCTTGAGCAATGTTTTTTGAAAACTGCCGGCTTGAATCTTAGTTGATTGAATGAACCCAGTCGTTAAATCTTTTAAGTTTTCTGCATATTCAAATACTTTGTCAGATCCAACACCTAATTCAATAGCAACACTTCTTAATCGTTTTGCAAATGCTTGAGATGAAACACTTGATAACCCAAATGATTTATTTAATTTAGAATTCTTTTCTTCTAAAAAAGTTATGTTTTTAACTACCTCTGTTAAGCCAGTTGCATAATCTTCTTGTAACCCAATTACTTTACCCAATCCCATGGATAATTCATTGGTAGATGTCATCAGTGATTGTTGTACTGACGCATATTGATCAATTAATTTCGTAGCAGATGGTAAACTTCTTGTTATACTTTCTAACAGCGCTGCGAACTCAGCCTGTTTATCGCCAGGAGATGCACCTTGTCTAGGTTGCTGTTTTAACAAGCTCGTTAAATTGGTTTGATTTTTCACATTACCTTAGTTAATTTATTATAAATATTTAATTAGGTAATTTCGTAACTTTTGATTGTGCTTCAAATTTAGTTTTTAAACGTTCTGCAGCTTCTTGTTCATTAACTTGCATTTCGTTTGTGCGTTTATTTAATTTCGTTACCCAAAATCTACGAATATGAATTGGCAGATTATATATAGTATCCCAATCCCAACGTCCTTCGCCAGCCCATAATAATTCAAATAGTTGATCGTGTAATTGTACTTGGTGTTCTGGTTTAAAACCAAAAAAGGTCTGATCCAATTTGAAACATTGCTGTGAAGGTGCCTCCATCTTCACCTTCTACTTCAACACTAAAATCGATACCTGGTATATGTTCTGCTAAATAGTTTCTGAAGTTTTTAGCATCCAGAGCTAACATTTCAAATTTTAGATATTCTGAAATGTAATTTTTATCTCGATTTTCATTAACTTGTTGAATTGATGCTAACATTAAATCCGATACCGCTCGTTCTGGATCAATATTTTTTGTTAATGCAAAAGTTAAAAATCTAAATTTCAATACATCATCTGTTGAAGTTCTATATTCAAATTCTCCATTTTCATCTGGTTGCAACGTAAATGTTTTAAAATTCAATTTAGATAAATCAATTTCTCGTTCAATTGTATTGTTAGTTGCGGGATCAGTTAATAGTACTGGATACATTTTGCCATATCCGTAAATTCTTGCAGATATCAATAAGCCTTCTCTGTCCACCGGGGAAATGTCATCTACATGAACACCTGGAGTAACAATCAATGATTCTAACAATTTATCAAAAACAACTCCGGTCTTAAGATAATTTGAATTTGATAGAATGTCTTCATCATATGCTGTCATATGTCGCATTTCAACTTTACCAGAACGCAATGGACTAGATTCAGGATAAATTAATCCTTTACTAGGCAACGTAATAACAACAGGTGGAATTTTTACTCGTTGTTGTTTTTCATAATTTTGTTGTGCTAATCTAACTAGATCTTGATTTTGCAATCTGCTTGAAACGTTGTTACTCATAATATCCTTATAACTTTAATATAAATATGTGCGAACATAAAAAATGGGGGTGTTTAGCCCCCATTAACATAGTGTTTCTATTAGAAACTAAATAATGCCCAATCGTAACGAAGTGTCATTTCAATGTTAACAACATCTTCAGAACTCCAATCCAATGAACCGAAATTTGTTTCTGTAATAAATGCATTTTTCAATGTCCATTGTTCGATGATTTCTCCTAATGGTGAAAGTTGTTGCAATTGAATATCTTTTTTATACATTGTAGAATATCCATCTCTACCTGTTACTGATTCATGATGTAAACGAACCCAATCCATAACAGACTGTGCTCCTGAAGGAACAATTGCATCATACAATGTTACTGAAATAGAATTCCATACAGATTTTCCTTTTACATAACGTTGAATGTTGATATGATCTAATGTAATTTCGCCATTTGATAAAGAAGGTTTTGCAGATGCTTTAATCAAGAAAGCTGGAATGCCTGCAATCTGCATAATAAACTGATGCTGTTTCTTTGGTTCCCAAGAATATGCTGCATCCTTGAAGTTTGATTCAATTCCATAATCTTCAAAATTCGAACCCGGGTATACCGTATTTACGTTTTGTTCTAATCCCATTTCATTACCTTATTTTTTAAATAAATATCAGTAACAGTAAAAAAGGTAGAACCGAAGTCCTACCTTTCCTAAAACTTTATATTCTACTATTCAGGGAAACTTGCTCCTGTTGGTTGAATATTGAAATCAAGAATAATAAATTCTGCTGTTCTTGTTGGTTGCAAAAAGATTTGACCATATAAAATATTTTGATCAATCAAATCTGATGTGTTATTTGATGCATCCATTACAACGCGGAATGCATATAAACCTTGTTGAGCTTTTACTTGTTCCATGTATGGATTAACAATGTTTAAGAATCTATTACGTGTTGCATTTGTATTTTGTTCAAATACCAAATAGCGAGTTGATGATGCAATAAATTTCTTAACTGCAATCAACAAACGACGCACATTTACTCGGTCTAATGCACTTGGCTTAGCTTGTAGTGTCTTTTGACCCCAAATTACTACTCCTTCGTTAGGGAAGTTCGCAATAGGATTAATACGCACTTCATACAATGAATCTCGATCTGATTGAGATAAACGCTTATACGTATCAGACACGCTTGTTAAACCGCCGCGATTTAAACCTGCTGGTGCATACCATGGAGCTGAAATTTTATCATTGAATGCTAATACTCCTGGAACTACTACTGAAGGTGGTACCCATGTTGGAACATTATTTGCTGGATTGGTAATTCTTACCCAAGGCCAATATGTTGCAGTATAGCTACTATCAATTGTTGTTACTTGGCTAGCAACCGTTGCAAGTGTATCAGTCAATTTGTTTGAATCCATTACATAGAATGTATCTTGACGATTTTCAACTAAATTGCGAGCCAACGTTGTTACTGCTGGGTGCAATGATTGAATGATACCCGGAGTAATCAACAAATTCATATCATAGTAATCAGTGTTACCTAACAATGTAAATGCTTTGTTGTATGAAATAGTACCAGTTGATGTTGAAGTTGAACAATCAAACCCAAATGTGTTTCCTGCAGTAATATTTGCTCCTGCATATTTAGGTAAGTTTGGACGAGCTCCATCAAATCCACCTTGTAATGGTACCATGAATCTACGTGTTGCTAATGCAACGTTTGCCGTAATTGTTCCACCCGTTAATGCAGATTCAATTGATCCTGAATAAGAAGATGCCAATGTTGGGAATGCAGCTTGTGCATCTTGGCTAACATCTCCTAAATAGAAATCTGAATTGCTACCGGTAGTTGATCCTGATGTTGGAATTGGTGCTAAATAATTAATGTTGTTTTGTACTGTGTAATCAAATCCGTAATAATTATTTGCATTGAATATGTTTGAAACAACTTGCGATGTTGCATATGTTGCAGCTCTTAAATTCAATGATCCAGATGCCATTGGTATTGGCGAAGATGCAGCACGGAATCCAAATGGTACCAATGTTTTATCATTAGCGCCTGTTTCAACTGCATCAGTTACATCAACACGAATATATTTAGATGCATTTGGATAATCACCATTAATAATCAAATTGCCGTTGTCATCAACTGTTTGGAAACGATCTCCAATCACTCTTGCAATATAGCGTGGTGAATTTGGATCTAAATTAACATTTGTAAATGATTCAACGATAGCAGGTGTTGCATCTGTGTCTGTAGATGAATACGGTGATCCAGGAATTCCTGGTGCTGGTGACAATGTGTTCACAGTTCGTACTTCAACTGTAAATGTACCATATCCATTTGGATCTGAATTTTCAGATGCTAATCTAATATCACGGATACCTACTTTAACATTGTAGTTAACTGATGTACCATGAGACAATGTAAAGAATCTAAACAAATTCTTAGTAACACTTCCAATTTTTTGTGAAGTAATCCAAGGTGTTGATGCAGTTTGGTAATCTTGCAAAAATTCGTAATTAGACAATACTGCTAATTCCGTTGTTACTTGTCCAAGATTTGCAAATGCTGAAGATGCATTGTAATTTTCATATTCAACATAAACTGGATAATCTAATGATTTCGGAGATGTTCCAAATACTTTGCTTAAGTATCTATTGCTTGTTTGAACAATTGATGCAGATACTGCAGAGCCTGTTCCTGTTAAGAATGCACTAAATCCTGGCACCGTTGTGTCAGTTGCATATGAACCGGAAATTCTAAGTGCAAATGAACCCGAACCAGCATCTTGCAATATAGATGCACCAAATAAATTTGTTGCTGCATTGTATGTTACTGGGAATGTTGGATGTAAAACGTGTGTTACGATTTGTGTTGATCCTGATTTAGCAATAATTGCCAAAGCGCCATTGGTTAATTTATAACCATCTTCATACAATAAACGTGTTACTGTAATTACGTTTCCATTACGCAAATAGTCATTAACGACAAAAGGAACATATGAATCAGTTGTAAATGATCCAAATGTTTCAACGAATTGTCCAAATGATGTAATTTGCGTAGGAATAAGTGCAGGACCTTTTACTGTAGGTCCTACGATTGCTGCACCGATTTGTGCAACGCCACCAGCTAAAAACGATTGATCTACTTCGTTCGTAAATACGCCTGGTGAAACTATTCTTTCTGCCATTTAATACTCCTATGATTTTTTTATATAAATATGTGTTTATTCAGCCAAACCTGAATCAGGAGTAAATGTTCCATCTGCAATATTGATCTGGCCTTCACCATATCGTTCGCGCATTTTATCTAGAAGATCTGATTCTTGTTTTCTCAATGATTCAAATTGATCTAAATATTTAGTTTGTTCGACATTCATTGTTTCCAATTGGCGCGTTAACAAATGAAGTTCAATTGCAATATTACCGAGTGTGTTGGCATTTTTTGCGAATGTATCACGTAAGGTTTGAATTTCTTCTAGATGTTCTCTATCTAATTTTCGCGTCATGGTGATTATTCTACTGGTGTGATTTCACCTGTTTCTGGATTGATGCTTGATTTACCATATTTGTCAAATACTTCTTTAGTAAATGTTTGTTCTGCAGTTGCTAATTCCGATAAGAATGTTTTAGCTGCATCATGGCGTGTTGCTAATTGCAATTTCATCAATTCAATTTCTCCTAATTCAGCAATCAATGATTGTGTTTTAGTTTGAATTTCTTTCAATGTTGCTAATTCGTCTTCCGACAAAAATTTTGTTTCTTGTGACATGTTTTCCTTTTTTATAACTTATGTATTTTTAATATAATAGATTTATTTGAAAAATCCAAATTATTCTGTAATAATTGTTACGCCAATTACTTCAGCAACGTAATCATCTACTACTGAATTATCTTGACCCCATGCTGCAAATTGTTCTGGTGTCATATCGTAATTTCCTTGCTGAAGTTGTTTTCCGTCTTCAGTTAATAGTTGCCAATATGTGCCTGTTGTTACAGCATTTGTTTTAAATCCTTGAACAAGAACGCTTAAAATTGTTGCAGTACCTTGATTAAGTGGGAATACTACGGGTTGAATCGCAGTTCCTAATGATGTTGTTGTTTCCATGTTTTTTATATTTTGGTTTAAATGGTTGGTATTTCTACTACTTCGAATGTTGCACCCGGACTCATTGTTTCTAATGATCCTGTAATTTCATTTGTTGCATACAATAAAAATTTGTTAACTACATTGCTAGCATCATTGTCTAAAGATGCAGATGAATTTGAAACATAGAACGGTAAACATGCAATATAACTGCTTCCATTTGCATACGCATCTTTAGATGAATACATGAAACAGTCAATTGGTGTTTGGTCACCACTTAATGGTAAATGAAGTACTAAACGGAAATATGGGTTTGTATAGGTTCCCGAATTGTACTGGAATGTTGAAGTTGTTTGAATTGCCATAATTTTATTTCTTTATTATAAATATAGTTAAATTCCAAAACGAGCTCTAGTTGCGTTAAAGTTTTGTTGTACTTCTGCTGCTGAGAGGGCACGGTTGTATATTTGGGTGTTTGCTATATTACCATATAAATAAGCTCCATCAAAATCAGCATCTCTACCTATACTCACTGCATTTCCAATATAATAAATAGTATTAGTTGCCGAAGCAATATCTCCAGATTGTAAAATACCATTTAAATATACTCTAAAAATAGAATTACCATAAGTCATTGTTACATTATACCAAGTATCAAAATTTATCGAAGAAGAAAGTATATTATATGATATAGCTGAGGAGTTATTTGGGTATACGAAAAAATTAATTGTTCTATTAGTAGATGATATCCCATATCCATAAGTTCTATTTCTTATTATATAGAATTGAGATGTATTAGCGGTAGTTGGCAATCTAAACCATATATTAACAGTTAATTGAGTTGGGGATAAAGCTGATGATGTACCTAAGCTCACATAATCGTTTGTTCCATCAAACACTATACTCCCACCATTTGCACTTGAAAACGTTGGTCCATTTGTCAATGTACCATTATTTGCATTTCCACTTTTATCAAACCAAGTTGTACCTGTTGTAGGATATGATTTAATATTTCCTGCATCTAGTTCCAAAACTAGACCTGAAGTTACTGTAGCTGGTCCTCCTATTGCGCTCATATTCCGTATCTGCCTCGTAGGGCGTTAAAGTTTTGGGTTATTTCGGTTGCGCTTAGGGCGCGGTTATATACTTTCCCGTTTGATATTTTACCATTAAAAGCTAAAGGAATAAAATATCCAGTTAACGCTCCTAAATTTAAAGGTTCATTATTCCATGTTATATAACTGTTAGTTGGGGTATTTGAATTACCTTGAACTCCATTAAGGTATATAGTGATACCAGAATCAACAGTACATATAGCAACAACATGATTCCATACCCCAGCACTTATCGTTGTTGTTGCCGGTCTTGTGTTGTTATTGTAGTTACTTCTAAAATACAGTGTAGTTCCGTTAGTGTAAATTTCTATACCTGGATTAGAGGTATTTCCTGGAGTAGTGTAGTCACTTGTAAATATTTCTTGGGAAAAACTTTCTATAGAATTTTGGTAGAACCAATACTCTAGGCTGAAGGATGTTCTTCCATATAAACCAGAATTAAACCTAACATAATCATCAGTTCCATCAAATACAATAGCGGCTTGTTTTCCAATACCCGAAAATGTAGGTCCATTTGTTAATGTTCCATTATTTCCATTTCCTGAAATATCAAACCATGTTGTTCCCGAACCAGGATATGAAGCTAGTTTGGCAGCATCTAGGTCTAGAACTAGACCATTTGTAACTAAATTTCCAAAATAATTGTAATTTGTTGCCATAGTTTATATTCCAAATCTGCCTCGGAGGGCGTTAAAGTTTTGTTGTACTTCTGCTGCTGAG